AGCAATCTAATAAATTTATGGAAGCGATTGAACTGCTCAAGAACAAATTTGGTGTTCAACAAAAATATTTGTATGAATTAAAAGACGGAGATGTGACAGTTTTAGAAATTTACTGGAATCCATTAACTATTGCAGAAAGAGAATCAATCGTTGCAAAATCTGGAGATGCAGGAACTAACGATGACTTTGCTTTGAATCTTATGATTACAAAAGCATTAGATAAAGATGGTAAAAGGTTATTTCAAGACGGTCACAAAGCATCTTTACGAAGAGAAGTAAATGCAACTACTTTGCAGGATATTCAACTTGCAATGATAAATTCTGGATCTGAATATAAAGTGGAGGAAGCGAAAGCAACTTTAAAAAGCTAGAAACGATTGGTTTTTTATGTTTTTTTTAGCATCAGAGCTAAAAATGACAATAAAAGAACTTACTAGCAAAATTACACAAGAAGAATATATAAACTGGCTTGCTTACTATGAATTGAAGAAAGAATATGAAGATAAAGCCTATGAAGATGCAAAGAATAAATCGCGAGCAAGAAAACGCTAAAAGCGGTACACTAAAATAAAGTTTTGTTTTTGCTGTGGCCGATTACGGTGTAAATATAAATTTAAGAGTAAAAGGTCAATCTGGTCTTGATAGATTAAAAGCAAAAGTAAATGAATTAACTGCAAGTATAGATAAGATTCGTGGTGTAGATATAATGAATCCCCGTAATACAGGGGGTGCAGCAGGAAAAGATGCTCGTAAAACGATAAAACAATACAGACTAGATATGCAAGATCTAGTTAAAAGTGTAAATAAAGCTCAAGGAGCTTTTGGTAAAACTGCTAATCAACAAATAGCAGCAGCAGACGCTTTACAAGAGTATTCTAATAATTTAATTCTTGGAACAAAAGCACAAAAAGCAGCAGCAGCAGCAGCAGCAAAACAGATTAAAAATATAGATCTTGAGACAAGTGCGATAATGGAAAATACAAAAATGAAACAGAAAAATATAGATCTTTCAAACAGAATGGGAGGAGGATTTGGAAATCAATTCCGTGGAGGAATGAACCCTAGAGGAAACAGGGCAGCCTTAACAAGCGGACTTATTTCTGGTGCGTTTCCATTGTTATTTGGACAAGGACCGATTGGTGGTGCTGCTGGTTTTGCTGGTGGTTTTGCAGGAACTAAAATTGCAGGACAGATGGGAGGTTTTGCAGGAGGTCTTGTTGCTACTGCTGTCCTTCAACAACTTACAACTGCAAAAGAAAAATTAGAAGAATTGGGAAAAGCGGTTAGTTTCTTTTCTTTTGATGTTGGTGCTGCTACTACTGCATTGGGTCTCGCAGGAACACCTCAAGCAGAATACATAGCACTGATAGAAAAATCACAAGGTAAACAAGCTGCATTTAATTTGGTCATGGAAGATATGGAAAAATTAGTTGGAGAAGATGGAGTAAAAGCATTACAAGATTTTGCGGAAGGCACTAGAGAGCTTCAAAGTGAGATAACAAGATTTTTAACAGAAGTCGCAGCAAATGTTGCAAAACTATTTTCAAATGAAGGTGGAAGAGTAACTGGTTTATCGAGAAGAAGTTTATTAAAAGATGCTCTAACAAGTGATAATCCTGAGATACAAGCATTAATAGAAGAAAGAAGCGGAGAAAGAAACAGAAATAAAAGAGAAAGGATTAATCAGCAAATTCTTAGATTAATGCAAACAGAAAAAGCTAATGAAAAAAATCTTAATTTAGAAAAGTTAAGAGAAGAACAATATAGGTCAATAACTAAATCTGTAACAGATAAAAATCTTTTCTTAAATGAATCTCTTACTTTAGGAACAAGAGAAGCTGAAATTCAAGAAAAACTTAGAGAGTTTGACAGAAAAGCTCTTGAATTTGATAAAGAAATAAATCAACAAAAAAGAGATCAATTTGAAAATGCTTTGCGTTTACAGCAAGAACTTGAACGTGTAAATAATTTATATCAAGGTATTGCAAGTACGATCCAATCAGGTCTTGTTGATGCAATCGAAGGTGCGATAAACGGAACTAAGACTCTTGGCGATGTAGCCCGCAGTGTCTTTGGAGCGATCCAGAGGCAACTTATAGACTTTGCTGCAACTTCTTTCTTAAGAGCAATTCCTGGGATTGGTGGTTTCTTTGCAAATGGTGGTAGACCTCCTGTTGGAAAACCTTCGATAGTAGGAGAAAGAGGGCCAGAACTTTTTGTTCCTAATAGTGCAGGAACTATAATTCCAAATCATGAGTTAGGTGGTATGGGTGGTTCTACAAACATTGTTGTAAACGTAGATGCTTCTGGTTCTTCTGTTGAAGGAGATGAAGCACAAGGAAGAGAACTTGGCCGTCTTATCTCAGTTGCAGTACAATCTGAAATATTACAACAGAAAAGACCAGGAGGATTACTTGCATAATGGCTACGTTTCCCTCAATAAAACCTACTTATGGTCAACAAAAAAGGTCTGCACCATTTACTAGAACAGTTCGTTTTGCAGATGGATATGAACACAGAATATTATTTGGACTTGCACAACATCAAAACCCAAAAGTTTTTAACTTTACTTATGAAGTTTCTGAGGCAGATGCAGATACTATAGAAACATTTTTAGATGCAAGAGCGAACGATAGTGATAGCTTTGACTTTCCTGCGGAACATTTACCTGGAGAAACTGCTTCTAACTTTAAATTTGTTTGCGAAAACTGGACTAAATCAATACCATATAAAAATAGGGCTACGATTCAGGCAACTTTCAGACAAGTATTTGAACCAGCATCATAATGTCAGTAAACGCATCAGTATTTAGTAGTTTACAGGACATAAATCCATCAGCGATTATTGAATTATTTACTCTTCAGTTATCAACAGCATTGCATGGTGCAAATACGATTTATAGATTCCATGCTGGTAGTAATTTAAATGCTAATGGGAAAATAGTATGGGCTGGTAATGAATACCTTAGATTTCCAATACAAGCATCAGGTTTTGCTTTTCAAAAAGGACAGTTACCTAGACCAAAAATAGTAATTAGTAATGCTACAGGATTAATTTCATCAATACTTTTATCTGTCAATGAAACAACAACAGGTAATGATTTGACAGGAGCTACAGTGACAAGAATAAGAACATTAGCTAAATTTATTGATGCTGTTAATTTTGCAGATGGTACTAATGCAACAGCAGATAACACCGCAGAATTTCCTCAAGAAATATATTCGATTGATCGTAAAGCAACAGAAACCAGAGAGCTAGTTGAATTTGAACTTGCTGCTCCTACAGATTTAGCAGGAGTTAGGATTCCCAAAAGGCAATGCACCCGATCCATATTTCCTTCTATTGGTACGTTTGTTCAATGAGTTGGAAATATAAAGCACTACTTCACGCTCAACGAGAAGATCCGAAAGAATCTTGTGGTTTGTTATTGAATATAAAAGGTAAGGAAAGATATTTTCCTTGTCGTAATTTGTCAATGACAGAACATCAATGTTTCATTATTGATCCAGAAGATTATGTAAACGCTGATAATACTGGTGAAATTGTAGGTGTTGTTCATAGTCACCCGATAACACCCCCTACTCCTAGTCAGGCAGATAAAATTAGCTGTGAACAAAGTAATCTTCCGTGGCATATTGTTAATCCTAAAACAGAACAATGGGCATATTTAGAACCATGTGGGTACAAACCACCTTTACTAGGCCGTCAGTGGGTTTGGGGTATTACAGATTGTTGGAGTTTAGTAAGAGATTGGTATAAAGAAGAAAGAAATATTGAACTAAGAGATTGGGATAGACCTACAACATTAGAAGAATTTAATAATAAACCTCTGTTTGAAGATTGTGCTTGGCGAACTAATTTCAGAGAACTTAGACCAGAAGAAAAATTACAAGATGGAGATGTTTTATTGATGAGCATTTTGCACCCAACTTTAAATCATGTAGCATTATTTTTTGAAGGAGATGTTATTCATCATTTAACCGATAGACTATCTTGTAGAGAGCCTTACTCTGAATGGTTGCTAAAATGTACAGGAAAGAGGTATCGCTATGCTTCGTAAGTTAAAATTATATGGACAATTAGCAGAATTTATCGGACATAAAGAGTTCGAGATAAAAGTAAATAGTGTTTCTCAGGCAGTAAGTTTTTTAATACATAATTTCCCAGAAGTAGAGCGTTTCATGGGTCCAAAATATTATCAGGTAAAAGTAGGTGATTATGATATTGATAAAAATGAATTAGCATATCCTGTTGGAAAAGAAGATATACATTTTATTCCAGTTATAAGTGGTGCTGGTAGAGGAATGGGAAAAATATTATTAGGTGCTGCCTTAATTGCTGGTGCTTTTATTGTTAATCCTGCTATATCTTTTAGTTTTAAAAGTGGTGTAACTGGATTTAGTACTTTAACTGGGGTTTCTGGTGCGTTAACAAAAGCTGCCATTTATGTAGGTGCAAGTTTAGTTTTATCTGGTGTTACTGATTTGTTATTTCCATTACCAGAACCACAAAAATTTAGTTCAGAAGAAGATCCTCAGTTGTCTTTTAATTTCAGTGGAGTACAAAATACATCAAGAGCAGGTACTCCTGTTCCAATAGTTTATGGTGAAATAATTACAGGAAGTGTTGTAATAAGTGCAGCGATTGACACTAATCAGGTAGAAGCATGACAGACGAAACTAAACTTATTAGAGGATCTGGTGGAGGCCCACCAAAACCACCCCCACCTCCATATCGTGCTCCTGATACTTTACATAGTAGAAGTTTTGCTACTGTCCAAGATTTAATATCTGAAGGTGAGATAGAAGGTTTTGCAAGTGCATCAAAAGAAGGTCTTACAAAAGGTACAACTGCATACGACAACGCAAGTTTAAAAGATGTATTTCTTGATGACACTCCAATACTAAATTCAACAGCTACAAGTGCTAGTCCTGCTGATACTGATTTCAACTTTCAAGATGTAACTTTTAAATCAAAGTTTGGAACGTCAAACCAAACTGCAATGAGTGGTATTCCTGCTGAGAGCAGATCACCTACTGCCGTTGGAGTTACTGTAACTACTTCTGCTCCTGTTACCAGACAAGTTACTAATACAGATGTAGATGCAATTATTGTTACTCTGACTTGGCCTCAGATACAGGTGGCAGAAGATGACGGAGATATTCGAGGAGATACAGTGGCTTATAAAATACAAGTTCAATATAATTCTGGTGGATTTTCAGATGTTATTAGCACATCTGTTAGTGGTAGGACAGCAGATGCTTATGCTAGAGATCATAGAATAAATGTTACTGGTGCTTTTCCTGTTGACGTTAGAGTGGTTCGAGTTACGGCTGATAGTACAGAAGCCAATAGAGTTAATGCTTTTCAGTTTACCAGCCTTCAAGAAGTTATAGATAATAGTTCAACTTATGCCAATAGTGCTTACACTGCTCTTCGTTTTGACAGTAAACAGTTCAATCGTATTCCTACAAGAAAGTATCGAATTAGAGGAGTGAAAGTAAGAATACCAGGAGCAGGTGCATCTAGCTCTGGTACTCCTACTATTGACAATGCAACTGGCAGAATCGTTTATCCAAGTGGTTATATATTTAATGGAGTTATGGGTGCTGCTGTTTATACAAACTGCCCTGCGATGTGCTTACTAGATCTTCTCACAAACACTAGATATGGTCTGGGAAATCATGTTACTGATAGTAATTTAGATTTATTTAGTTTTGTAGCTGCCAGTAAGTTTGCAAATGAAGAAGTAGATGATGGAACAGGATCAGGTGCAAAAGAAGCTAGATTTAGTTGTAACGTAAATATTCAAAGTCCTAAAGAAGCATTTGCAGCAATAAATGATTTAGCTGGTGTTATGAGATGTATGCCAATATGGTCTGCTGGTTCTGTAACTATATCTCAAGACAAACCTACTACATCAAGTTATTTATTTAATTTAGCCAATGTTGGAGAAGCAGGTTTTACATATCAAGGTAGCAGTTTAAAACAACGTCATTCTGTTGTTTCTGTTAGTTACTTTAATATGGATTCAAAAGAAGTAGATTTTGAAGTAGTAGAAGATGCAACAGCAATATCTAAATTTGGAACAATTGTTAAACAGGTAAAAGCATTTGCTTGTACATCTCGTAATCAAGCTGCAAGATTAGGCCGTGCAATACTCTTTGCTGAACAAAATGAAAGTGAGACAGTTACATTTTCAACTTCAATAGATGCAGGAATTGTTGTTAGACCTGGTTCTGTAATTGAAATAAATGATCCAGTAAGAGCAGGAGCAAGAAGAGGTGGTCGTGTAGTAGCTGCAACAACTACAACTATTACTATAGATGCACTTGAACAAACAGGATTACCAGTTCTTAATGACAATCCAACAATAAGCGTAATTCTTCCTGATGGAACAGTAGAGATAGGTTCAATATCCGATTTTACAGGTGCAGTTCTTACAGTTAACAGTGTCACAAAACCTGATGGCACAACTGCTTCTGCTTTTACTTCCGCACCAAATGTCAACTCACCTTATCTAATATCCAGTACAACTTTGCAAACTCAGTTATTTAGAGTTATTCAAGTTGCGGAAGAAGATGATATAAATTACACAATTTCAGCATTATCTTATGTTGAGGGTAAATATGCGTTTATAGAAGATGGAACTGCTTTACCCACAAGAACAATATCTATACTAAATCAACCAGCTAGTCCTCCAAGCAACTTAACAGTTACAGAGCAGACAGTGGTTATAAATAGTATTGCTAGAAGTAAACTTATTGTTGATTGGCAACCTGTTGTTGGTTCTACTCAATATCTTGTAAATTACAAAGTTGAGAATGGTAATTATGTTTCTCAAACTGTATTTAGTAGTGACTTTGAACTCTTAGATACTGTAAAAGGAACTTATACAATTCAAGTTTTTTCATACAACGCAAGAGGAGAAATATCTGCGAATCCAACTGAAACAACATTTACTGCTCAAGGTAAAACAGCACTTCCAGGTAATGTTCAAAACTTGACTATTGAACCTATAAATGAACAGTTTGTAAGACTTAGATTTAGACAGGCTACTGCTATTGATGTCCTACATGGTGGTCGTGTTTATGTAAGACATACAAATCAAACTGGTGGTTCGGCAACATTTCAATCTGCTCAAGATATTATTGAAGCTGTTGCTGGTAATGCAACTGAAGTTATAGCTCCTGCTTTAACTGGAACTTATCTTCTTAAATTTCAAGACGATGGAGGTAGATTTAGTGCAGTTGCAGCAAGTACAACTCTTTCACTCGTTCAATTACTAGACTCGATTACTGTTAAAACTGATCGAGAAGATACAGATGGAACACCATATAACGGAACAAAATCAAATCTTACTTTTGATTCTACTCTTGGTGGATTAAAACTTACAGATCCAACAGCAAATGCTACTGGTACTTATGATTTTGTAGATACTCTTGATCTTGGTGGTACATTCTCACTTGTATTAAAAAGACATTTTCAAGGAGTTGGTTTTTATACAGGAGATCAGTTTGATAATAGAACAGAAAATATAGACACTTGGACAGACTTCGATGGTGCGATTGCAAATGATGTAAACGCAAAGATAGCTGTGCGAACTACAACTGATAACCCTTCTAGTTCTCCTACTTATACGTCATTTAATGACTTTGCCAATGGAACATTTAAGGGTAGAGGATTTCAATTTAGAATTACTATAGACACAGCAGATACAGCACAAAATATGAATCTTCAGCAAGCAGGATATACAGCAACTATGCCATCAAGAACTGAACAATCTTCTGTTATAGCATCTGGAGCAGGAGCAAAAGCTGTTACGTTTACGGCACCATTTTTTGTTGGAACGTCTGGATTAGGTAACTTAAATAGTTTCCTACCTTCTGTCAATATTTCTGCACAGAATATGGCATCAGGAGATTATTTTGAACTTAGCAATATATCTGGAACTGGCTTTACAGTTCACTTTAAAAACTCAAGTAATGCTAGTATTGATAGGAACTTTACCTACAGTGCTGTTGGTTTCGGCAAAGGAGGTTAACATGGAGGAAAATAGTATTT